ATGTGTTTTAATTTTACTTAATGTTGGTGGGGACATCACTCTTAAATACTTGAAATATGACTGACAAGATATCAATATTTCATCACCTACTTGTAAATCTTGAACTTCAATTAATTGATTTTTCATAGTTTAATTCTTTTATTGCATTATTAATATTTTCTAATTCTTCTTCTCTTGTATTATCATGAATACATACCCATTCTTCTTCAAACTTTTCTTGGACTATTTGAGTTTGTGTATGTTCACAAAAATCTATTCTTACTTGATTTTTCATTTTTCTAATTGTTAAAAAGGACAGTCAATTTGTACCCAATTTATAGTTTCATTATTAGTTTCTTCAATAAGTCGTGATACCTTTCCAAATACACCTTCTGTATCCCATTCAATTCCTTTATAAGAAGTGTTTGTTGGATGAGATGTTTCAAATACATGGGTAAATATACCTGTGTACTTTTTGTACTTTGAAGCGTCCTTCCCAATAAAAACAATTGGAACACCTATGTGATTTATAATTTCCTCAAAGAGATATTTAATAAAAGGTTCCCATATTTTCATATGAGAACCATTCTTATTCATCTCTGTTGTTAAAGCAGCATTAAGCATTAATACTCCTTGATTGGCTAAAAAGCTTACATCTGGATCTTCTATAATATTTAAATTTAATCCATTATAAAATTCTTTTTCCATAGCACCATAGAATTGAGCTAATTGAGGTTGAACCTGTTCTGTAATAGAGCAACCCATTAATAATCCATCTGCTACAGGAGCATCATTCTTGAATGTGTGATATGGACACATTCCTACCATTACAACTTTAAGATCATCTAATGATGTTTCTTTAAAACATTTCCAAACATGCATTGAAAGAGGGGCAATTCTTTTGCCCCTTTTACTTTCTGCTTTTAAAAATGTATAAATTTTATTACATTCTTCACTTTCTATAAATGGACGCATTTTAGCATGCCAAGAGGGATGAAATTGTGATTTAAATTTATTAAAGTCCATATTTTAAGTTTCTTCTATTAATTGTCTAATTGATTCTTTACATAATTCTATTTCGTGCTCAGGAGATTCTCCGTTTTCTATCTCATCATAACATAAAGAAATAAAATCCCATATTTCACTAAATTTATTTGGGTGCTCATTTTTTAATATTCTAGCCCATTCTACTAATTCATCCATTATACAGAAAATAATTCTAAATTATTAACAACAGGAAAAATAATTTCTTGTTTTTTTGTAAATGTATTAGAAGTTTCAACGAAGAAACTATGAGCATCAATGTGACTATTCATCCAAAGACTTGGATGAATTTCTTTCATACTAAATGTAGTATATTGATATAACTCCCATAATGAATTAGGATAACCATAATCATGTGTTGGATTATTTAATTCTTTTCTAATAATATTTAATTGTGTAGATTCAATAAATTTTTGTTCAATAATCATACGTCCAATTAATTCTGCTTGAATACGTCTGTCTAATTCTATTTCTTTCATAGTATCTCTTTCTTTTTGCATTTTTACAAAAGCTTCTCCAGCATTCATAATATATTCTGTAATAGCTTGTGGTGTAAAATTTTGTATTTCTCCTTGATGTTTCTTTTTAAAAGAACCATAATCTCCAGATACACAACCATTTGAACAAATAAATATTTTAGTTCCAATTGCAAATTTTAATGATAAAGATTTATCATAACTATTTTGCCAACCTATTTGTAATTGCATTTCATTATCAGCTATATTTTTAATTGTAAATTTACCATTAGCAACATTACCATTTCTTGCAGATGTATAAAGTTCTTTATCTAATATAAATCCTGCTTGATTAATACTATTAAGTGTTAAATCCATTAATTCTAAATGACTTATTGGTTTATAAGTTTTAGTTTGTTGAGGAAGTTCTGCATCTAATAATATTTTTTTAGTTGTATTATAATTTTCCATAGTAGTTTAATTTTAAATTTATATTTGTTTCAAAGAATCTAGTAAGTATACTTTCCAAATTTTCTATACTAATACATTCTGTATCATCATTGTTAATAGTATATAACCATTCAATGTTTTCTTGAATTTCTTCTACAAGTATTTCTAATTTATTATTTAAATGTTTCATATAATTTCTAATTGTGTTAAATATTTTTCAATTGTTTTTAATCCGTGTATTCTAGCTAAATCAGCCCAATCTTTAATCCCTTCATTAAGATAAATTCTTGGTACATTACAATAATCAAATCCAAATTTTTCAGTTATTAATTGAGAATTTTTTACACCAACATCATCTGAATCGAAACTTAAAATTTGTTTTTCAGAATTTTCTTTAATATACTTAACATTTTCTTCAGAAAAACAACCTATGCCTTCATTTTGAACTGCACAACAACATGGAAATATTTTTTTCATTACCATATAATCTTTTTTACTTTTATTAATAAATGCAACATCACAATTTTTAATATCAGTAAGTCCATCCATCATAGTAATAGGTACATTATTAGGCATCCATTTATTCTTTTTATCAGTAAATGGTCTGTAGATTTTCCAATGGCCTTCATATAGATAACCAAACCTCAACTCTGTATCCTTAATTGAAAACTTTTGTTTGTTGAGATAGACAGTATCAATTGAATATACATTGTTAGCTCTAAGATCATCTATGTCTTGATAATACCCATTCCAATAGGCCAGCTCTTCGTTAGTAAACTTTCTAGTCTTCACTTGAATAAAATACTCACGCTTAGATGTGGCTGTTGGTTGTGCATAATCAGAAACAATCCTCTCGTAATTCTTTGTAGAGGACCCACTGACAATCCCTAGATCAAAATCCTTATCAATAATTTTAAGAGCATCGTCAAAAGAACAAGAAAACATTTGCATAACAAAAGCAAAACAATTTCCTTTCCATTCATCGCATGAAAAATCTTTATGAGTAAATTCTTGATATTTATTGCCTATAATAAAAGAAGGATTTTTATCTCCTCTCATCCAGTTACACGTAACCACATTTGGTTTAAATTCTCCAAAATACTTTCTATAAATATCAAAAGTTGATATTTTTTCAAGAATAGTTTCTGGAGTAAGTACTAATTTTTTTTTACCTTGTATCATTTTACATATTGTATTTCCAGATAAAACCATGTGCAGATTTTTTATTTCTAGTATTATTTGCACATCTAGTTATTTCACTATGATATGTAATTCCTAAAAATTCAGAAGCATTTTTAGCACAACTAAATTCATTGATAAATACATTATCTAAATTAAACTGATATACTTTCTTTTTTTGAATATCTGAAATATGATTTTTTTGTTCTTTTGTTAAATTTTTTCCTAATTTACTGTTTTTTAAAATTTCTATATTTTTTGGAATTTTTCCTTTTTTAGATTCTGACATTTTTTCTTTAGTTTCTTGAGAAACAATTTTACCTTTTGCACTATTTGACATTTTTAATTTAGTTTCTTCAGAATGTTTTTTACCAAAAAAATGATTGTTTTCTGCAACAGATTTATTTTTTCTACTATTAGAAATTTTAAGTTTAGTTTTACTACTATGTTTTTTTCCTAACATAGGCTTCATTAAAATACCATTTGGATTTGTATCTGCTATATTATACCCATATATTCTATTATGGACATTTAGTATAGTACACCAATAATGTTCCATAGCTATTAATAACTCATTAGGATATTCTTCTAATATTTCTAAACAAAAATTTTCTTTTTTGTAAATTTTATAATCTTTTTGTAAATAGTAATTTCTATGTATATTGTTTTCTAATTGATATATATGATTATACTTTCTAGTATTAAAATCATTAGTGTACCCTATATAAATACGATTGGTTACCAAGTTTGTTATTGTATAAATTGCTGATATCTTCATAGTTTTTAATTTTAATACATCAAAAATACAAAATCAATTTGAATTAATTTCAATACTAAAAGGATTTTTTAATAATAAAAAACCTCACCATTTATGATGAGGTTTTTATTAAATTATTTATTAATTAATTAATAATCATCACCTTCATCAGAAATAAATGCATCAGAAGCAACTAAATTATCATCAGTATTATAATCTTGAATATCTTTTAGAATATAATAGTCTTTACAACCATATTCTCCAACAACGTTCATTACAAACTTCTCATGAGCTTTTAAATCACGAGGTTTCTTATTTTTAAGAGCTTCTTGTGTCTTTTTATTCCCATAATCAATAAGTCTGAAATTCTTTAAAGCATATCCACCTATAAACGCTTTGTTATAGATTCCTTGATATTCTTTAGATTCTCCATCTCTTTCTTTAACTATGACAGTAGCAAGAGCTACAATAGATTTAGCCCATTCACCGTTAATTTGGTCTCTAAGATCTTTTACATTACCCTTCATTAACTTCTTCCATTCTATCTGTAGAACAGTGGCTACATCACGATAATCAAGATCGGCTAACCAATTACGCATGAAGTTATAAAAATCTTCTTCACCTACATATGCTACACGATAATCTCTTCCTTTAGTAAACCATTCAGCAAGATCATTTTCATCTGCAGCCCACGTACACATGCCAATAGAATTGATATATTGTTTCTTAGTGCCATCTTTGTTTTCTCTTTCTTTGTCTTCTAAGAAAAATGACACTTTAAATTTTTCTTGATTTTTAATTTCTTCTAACCAGAAATCAACACGTAAGTAATTGTTT